CATACATCTCTTGCATTTTTTTTATGTATTCTAATACGTCCATTATTCACCTAACATTTTTGCAAGACCGCCTGATGCAAAGTCATCCATAGCGCTATCATCATACGGTCCATATTTAGTTTCTAAATACTCTGCTTGTTCCATTTGGTCTTCAGTAAATTTTTGATAGTCTTCTCTTTTCTTTTTAGCTTTTGCAGCTTTATCACCAGTTAGTTTTTTACCAGTTCCAAACTCCTCTAGTGTACTAACGTCTTGCATTAAATCATCAACATTATTAACTATACGCTCACCATCAAAGTCTATATCAGCATCTTCTGGTCCACCAACAGATCTTGGTTCTGCCTCACCGGCTTCAAATGAAGCTTTTGTTTTACCACCACTTTTTCCTGTTGTTACATCAGGTTCAATTACTTTACCTTCTCTAACAATTAAATCTACTTGATCAGGGTCATTAGATGCTCTTGAAATATTTCCTTTTTCATATGGTTTAGTTTCATCTATTCTCATTTTTGCTCCATAATTAATTCTAACTGAACCATCATCTAAATCTCTATAAATAGTAACTTCTTCTGTTGGACTTATTTGTTTTGTATTAACTTGCATTCTTTCTTTGTACGCAAATTGTTTTGTTACATCATCACCCTCTAGTATAACTTTGTTGACAACTGAATCAAACCATGCTGGTTTACCTGCAACGTTTGGTGTTGTTATAACTTCTGCAGCTTTAGTTACAGGTTTACCTGCTTTAAATAAACTTCCTAAACCAGCTTTAGCTGCACCAATACCTGCACCAGCTGCTCCCATTAATTTTAAAAATGCACGACGGCCCATGGCAAAGTTTTGTCTTGCTGGTCCACCTTGTGCAAAAGATCCCATTTCAGCTGAAGTTCCTTTACCACCCATAAAATCGCTATCGCTTCCAAAAGAAGATTGATAACCACCTGTACGGTTAGCTTTGTTTTGTGCTGCTTGTCTTTTTGTTGCAGCTCTTTGAGCTGCTTCCTTAGCTGCCGCTGCTTCCTTAGCTGCCGCTGCTTCCTTAGCTAATTCTGCTTCTTTTATTTTTTGAAAAGTTTCTGTTTGTTGTTTTTGTTTTTTAAATTGTGCTTCTTTTGTTAACATTGCTTTCATATCAAAATTTTCGTCATCTGCTTTTGCAGATGTATTAAACGCATCATAAATACCTTCTCCTATTTTCTCTGCTCCTAATTTCTTTGCAAGTCCTATCATACCTCCTTCATTAATAAAATTAGTAATAAGATTATTAGAACCAGATCCAAAATCATATGCACCTCCAGTATAATCAAAACTTCCATCTGGGTTTTTAGTAAAATTAGTTCCTCCCATTGTTAAAGCTAAAGAGGCTTTCATTGGACTCATGTTACTAATTCCACTAAAAGTTTTAGTTGGTGAACCATAGTCTGCATAACTAATATTACCAGTAGACGTTCCTTTTGCTTCTGCTATGTTATCTAAAAAATCTTTTTGAGCGTTTGTTAATGATACATTTGTTACTTCTCCAGGGTTAGAAACATTACCAATAAGTCCTTTTGCAAAATTAAAGGGGACTGAACCTATAGCTAAAGCGTTATTTAAAACCCCACCTGTTTGATACCCAGGTCTCTCACCCAGTAATCCTGCAACACCGCCGTCTGCGAATGCAATAGGTGTTCCTTTTTCTGCTGCTCTTCTAATAACATCTTCTTTTGTAT